TTTTTATTCTTTTTTTGTCATTAAATGAATAAATTCATCATCTGTCCATAAAAAGATTTTCTTTTTTCGTTCTCCTCGCATCTCTGCTACATAACAGCCAGGAACTCCTACTCGATATCCTTTCGTTTTAGCATAAGACGGATATACTTGAAAAGTTCCTCCCCAAACCTCATACGTAATTTCTGGTCTAGGTTCTTTGGTGAATTTATTATGCTCTATTACTACTCGTTCTTTTTTATATCGTTGGTGATGATGCTCACGCCATATAACAGTAGCATTTATCCAATCCCAAACACCATCTCTTTTTGGTGCTTGATGTTGAACAAAATGAATATAACAATTACTGCCTACATTAAAATAGAGAAAACAAAACTCTGCCATATAAATTTCAGGCTTGCCTATCAATGTTGCTAACATAAGCTCAGGAGTAAAGTATGAATCATGTTTCCTTCTTCCTGCCCAATGGTTTCCATCTATAATATACAAAATTCTATCAGCATAAGGCTTCATTATTTCTGCTAACTCGTATACTTGCTTATCACCTATTGACCACTCTTCTGTAACATCAGATTTAGAAAGCTTTGTTGCACCATTTCCTGCATCTCCCCCTATGCCCACATACATATTAGGAATTGACATTAAATAATTGAATGTCTCTATAAATAATTCTCTGTTACAAAGCCCCCAATGAATATCTGAAAGGTTTGTGAAATAGGCTACCTCTTCATCTGTTCTAAAGGTTACGATATGTTTTCGTAAATCCTCAAATATTATATCTTCTTTGCGCTTCAAGTTATATCTCCTTGTAAACATTCTTTAGCAGACTTATCTTCTCTAAATCTAATGAATCTTGGATTAATTAACGTAACTACTCTACCATCTTTGCTTATCAAAGAATTCTGATATTGTATCTCCACAACCTTACCTATATATGAATCTTTTCCCTTCTCTTTTATTTCCGCTTTTAATTCGTCTGATAAATTGCTTGCAGTACAAACGTAAACTAACTTATTATCTTTATAAGCTCCACAAACTACCCCACCTACCCATTTATTATAATAGGATTTAGTAACTGGAATCCTTGTTCCAAAACTTGTTGTTTCCCAATATTTCCACTTTAATAATAAATCATCGTCACTTAATTTACCATTATAAAGACTTGATGGCGGTTCAAACCCCATAATAACTAAATCTGCTGTTTTTATACTCTTATACTTCAAAAAATTACCGCTCCTTTTTTCTACATAAGGTGCAAAAATATCTTTCAATATTAATCCCTCTTTACCACAAGACCAAAAAAACGTTAAAAGGTCTGCAAAAGATTTAGTAGGTTTTCTAATATCTTGAGTTAATTCAAAAATAGCCCCCTGTGTTTTACAATTCTCTATAAAATAACTTGGCACCATTTTAATATAATCACTAAACATATATCTAATATTATCTAAAATTTTTAACCGCTCAATAAGAGGTAAATCTTTTATATCTTTACCATTATAATAAACAATATCAAATACTTTAAAAGTTAAGTATCCATTTTTATTCTGAAATGCTATTGCATTTTCAGGTGTTGCTCCTGTAACTTTCTGGACTTCAAAAAAGTGAGAATCATTTCCATAAACTAATTCACCATCTAAAACTGTTCCTGCTAAAGTATGTAAATCACAATCTCTTAAATGCGGTAACTTATCTGTTGCTTCATCTCTCTGCCCTGTCTTTTTAGAAAAGCCACGTAACATTATTCTATTAAACTCTGTTCCTATATGCATACATGCTCTATGCCCATCTAACTTCTCTTGTGCAATATAAAACCCTTCTACACTTTCTAATTCCTTAAATGTCCCCACTTTACAAGTCTGAGGAGTTACGTCAACCATTTCAACACCTCTTTTGCAAGAACTTCTTGAACATACTTTTTATACTCTTCTACAGTTTTAAAATCATTATGAACAGTTATATCAAAAGATGAAAAACTATCTAATTCTGTCTCGCTCTTACTTAAAGATTGCTGTAAAGTGAGCCCATTTCTAAATAATTGATGCTCTCTCTCCACCCTGATAACCAAAGGAGAAAATTCTTTCATTTCCATTATTTCATTTTCGTAACGACAATCAGCAACAATATAAACAGAATTAGAAGAAAGACTGGGACTATCTCTCTCTACCCCTTTTATTGCAGACTTTAAGCAATCTATCCAATAATTTTGATTATATTTTCTTACAGATTCACCAATATCTATTAATAATTGCCGACCTTTTTCATCTTTTTTACCATCCCATTTAAAAACTGTTTCGCAAATATACTTCAAGCTATCAGCATAATGAGTAATTAATACATCTTTGCCCTGTTCTTTTAAATAATCCCCCAATACTTTTGCTAAAGTATCTTTTCCACTTCTGGCTTTCCCACTTATTAAAATAACTTTTTTTGACATTTTAATACCACCTAATAATTATTTTGTTTGTTTAATTTTTAAATCATCATAAGCATCATATCTTAACTTTGTATATTTAGTATGTTTAACCCTATCTTCACACTCTTTTTGCTTACCCTTATTAAAATTTCTATAATCAACTGTTAAATACAATTATGTTATCGCTAGGCTTTTTATCCTAACTTCTTACGGTTTCCCATAAGTTCGGCGTACATTTTTACCCTCAACTTTACTTGTTAGGGTATCGGACACTCTTGGCAGGATTATATTTATTCACCTGCTACGCTCTACAGTAGCTATCAGCCTTTCGCTATCTAATAACTTACCTCGGTATCCCCTTAATTTTTTTAAACTTATCACATTTCTTAAGTATTGTCAAGTAAAAATTTTAGGGTTCACCGATTTTGCCCAATAATTATATTTACAATTTCTTGTAAATACGGCTATTCAATAACCTGTAACCCTTCTTAAACGTAAAATATTATTGCTTCCGCAATTCGGGCAAACACTTGGGATATCACTCTGTAATCCGCAATCATGGCAAACATCAATAGGGAAATTATAAGCTAAATAGGGAACATCAATAGACATTGCGTAATCCATAATATCCTCTACTGCTTGCTCATTTTTCATTGCATCTGCTTCAAACTCAATATAAGTAATACAGCCTGCTGTTGGGTATTCACAGAACTTAGCTTCAATATCTAATTTTTCAAAAATAGATGCTTGTTGCCAAACTGGAACATGATGCGAATTAGTTATATATTCCCTATCTGTAACATTAGGTATTACTCCAAACTCTTTCTTTAAAGCCAAAGCATATTTATATGCCAATGTTTCAGCAGGAGTAGCATAACAAGAGAAATTCAAATTATGTCTTTCACTTGCTTCAACCGTTCTTTGATAAATATGCTCAACAACTTTTAAAGCAAAATCTAAACTCTCCTTAGATTCATAATGGTCGGCACCAAATAATGCTTGGCACATTTCAGCAATACCAATATATCCAAACCCTAGTGTGAAATGCTTTAATGTTTCATAAATTCCTTTTTCTCTTGCCAATTTTGCATCAGCAACAATATTATTGTTATACATAAATGGAGCGGCTTTTACACTTTGCTTACACATATAAAAGAATCTTTCTATTAAGCTTTTTTCTGTTAAATCTAATACTTCATCAAGCTCTATCCAGAATCCTTCTAAATCTAATGGTTTTCCTAAACAAATGCCATGCCTTATGCCAATTCTAGGCAAATTAATGGTTACAGGACAAGCATTACCTCTACCATCTTTCTTATACCCCATTCCATGTCTATCTTTGCCTATCAAGGTTCTACACGTATTCTCCACTATCGCTAGTGGTACTGACTATATTATCTGTTTTTTTAAAAACAGCCCTCCGCTTCGGATACGGTGTCTATCTCCGTCCCTACGCCGCTACACTCATCACGGCTAGTCGATACACTTTGTTCATCACAATATTCAAATGTAAAAATTTTTTTATAAGGAACTTTTGTTTTTCCTTTTAAAATCTTCATAATGGAAGTTTTGCCGCCTCTTATTCCACAAGACTTAGCACAAGAAATTAAAGTATCAAAAATTTCTTCTTCGCCTGTTTGAAGATTTATTTTTTTCACTTTACGAGCATTTGGATTTTTAGCACCTAACTTAGTTTTTCTTATTTTCTCTTTTATAACTTCTAATTCTTTAGAATTCTTATTTTTATAAGTATTTCCCCCACATTTAGACGCAACATCAACTTCATTATAACCCAAAGCAACACTGCTGAAAAAATTTATCCAAAAAATCTCTTTTTCTGTTAGCTCCTCTTGTGTTTTCGCAGTATCAATAATTTCATAACAAAACAAATTTTTTCCATATTTTCTAATGGCTCTTGCAAATTTAGTATCAAGTTTTCCACTTAAACTATCAGTAATATGTCTATGAAACCTATCCTGCACAGGTCTTATTGTCTGCCCAATATAAACTTTTCCATTTTGAATATTAGTTATTTTATAAACCCACATCTTATCACCAGATTTACGTAATATATGAACCTTAGCACGGTCTCAACTCAAAGAGTCCTAACCGTTAGCAACCTACTGGTCACACCGCCTGACGGCGTTCAAAGGGTTTTAAATGGGCTAAGTTCCACTTACCCATTGTAGCCATTTCTTCATCAATGTTTGAAGCAGGATTTTTACTCCAATCACAATTTACAATGTTTGGATATATCCTTTTACTTAAACTCTTTATGGCTAATTTTTTTAAATCATAATTAGGAGTTCCCTCTCTATCATTAACCCCTTTTTTGTATTGAAAAATACTTATTGGGAAAATCGGAGTTAAATGATTTTTGCCTATTCCCTCAATAGAAGCATTTAATAACCATTTTGTTACTAATCTTCCTTCTGGTGTTATATCTAAACCATAATTAATTGAGGTAAAAGGTAATTGGCTACCTGGGCGACTCTCTAAGGTGTTTAAATTATGATACATTGCTTCTGTACTCTGTTTTCCTTCAAGCTCTAACATAGCATTTGCGTATTCATATGCCTTTTCATATTTCTTAAAGACATCATTATCTATATGTATATTCTCTTCATTGTTTTTTAAGAAACCTAAAAAATATTCCAATTCTTTATCTATTTCTTTTTGCTCTACATATTTCATACCATTTTTGAAATGTTTTGCAAAACTCTTTTTTACAAATGGTGCTAAATCTCTATCTATATGTGCAGAAGCTATTCCACCAAACTGACACTGACTTTGAGCTTGAAATATTACAGCTACTAATTGACAAGCAGTGCTAAAGCTTCCTGCCCCTCTTACATCACCATTTCTTGTAATAAAACCGTTTGTTAATAATGGTACTAAATCCGAAAACAAGCAGTTGCTCATCCCAACACTATAACTATCTAAATCGTGAATATAAATTCTTGCCTCTTTATGTGCTTTAGCTACATCACTTGACATTAAATCATTTAACGCAATATCTTTATGTATTACTGCGGCACTTTCAAATTTTCTGCCACCAAAACTTTCTTCATCTACATTTGCATTTTGATTCATCACATTTGTACATTCTATTTTACTTAATATTTCTTTTCTTAACGCAGAATCTCTTTCCCGCTCTCTATTTCTTTTTTCCCTATATAAAATAAACTCTTTCGCTACATTTTTAAAATTTGATGCCATTAACTCTTTTTCAATCATATCTTGAATAAATTCAACTTCTGGAATACTTTCTGCTGTCTCTTTAATTTTAGATTCTATCTTGTTTGCTAACCTTACTTCTTTTCCTTCTAACATTCCTAAACTTTTAAAAGCTTTTAGAATCGCATTAACAATTTTAGAAGAATCATAATCTACAATTCTTCCATCCCGCTTTTTCACCTTAGTAATCACTTTGAACACTCCTTATAACAAACACTTCCTTTGCAAATAAATTATTTTGTTTTTTACAGTTGTAACAGTGTTTTTTATAAAGTTTATTGCATATAAACAAAAATAGCTAGGGCTTTCCCTAACTATTCAATTTTTAAAATGGAGCTAGTGGCAGGAATTGAACCCGCAACCCACGGCTTACAAAGCCGTTGCTCTACCTATTGAGCTACACTAGCATGGTATGCCTCTCCGAATCGAACGGACTCTGCTGGGCTTCAACCAGCCGCTTTAACCAACTAAGCTAAAGGCATGTATGGTGACGTATGGGAGAATTGAACTCGCCATCCCAACATTGAAAGTGTTGTGTCCTAGCCATTAGACTAATACGCCATTTTGGTGTCCTATCTCAGATTCGAACTGAGACTATACGGATTTTAAGTCCGTTCCCTCTGCCGATTGGGGTAATAGGACATGGTTGAAGCAGATGGAGTTGAACCATCATTTCTGCGTTATCAACACAGCATACTAACCCTTGTATTATGCTTCAATATGGATGCCAGAGTAGGACTCGAACCTACACTTAACAGAGTCAAGGTCTGCTGTGTTACCATTACACTATCTGGCAAATAAGAACTAAGCTGGCTGTCAACCCAGCATCTCCTACCAGAGCTTCTCTGTGGCGGTAGCTGACCGTTCTACCCTTTAGTCCTAGTATATAAAATGGCTTGGTTGGCACTTTCTTCTTCGGCTCTATACCTAGCTGTAAATTAGCTCAGTGCGAACTGATAAAGCCTCGGCATATACTTATACAGTTAAATATATACTATCAATGGCTAACTTCTGTCTCTATGAACAAAAGGCGTGAGTTTTTTAAAGTCCCTAGCAGACCAATGTGTCAGATTTTTCTGTTGCTGACCCAACTTAATGCGCCCTAAGTCACTAATGGTTATCTAGACTCACTATTTTATTTTAACCCCAAGCTATTATAATCTATTTGGTTTCCCATGCAGGAATCGAACCTGCACACAAGGTTTAGCTTACTACTCTATATTTCTATAGCCACATATGTGTTGTAGTCTGGACTATTTCTTTACCATTTCAGGTAAGATGCGTATAGTCTCTACAGAACCCCTTGTAAGAAGGTTTCCTCGGAGTTGTCTTCGGCTTTGTTTAGCAAATATTCCGTTAAGAGATTCTCCGATATAGCATCTTCCAGTTCAAGTGTTACTCCTTGAAGCTGTATCATTTTTGTTAATTTACCTCTACAAGAACAACTACAACAGTTACAATTATATTTTGTCTTCTTTACTAAAAAAGATTTATTTCGAGCTAGCGAGAACACTTTCTTGCAACAAGGACATTTTAACAAAACCATGTGTTTCTTTAGTTTTAATCCATGTTTTTTAGCATGCTCTCTTATAGACAAAATTTCTAAATTTTTGATGTTGTTATCTTTCTTATTCAAATTTTTATGATGTACAACTTCATTCGCATTAAGTAACCGACCAAGATGATTTTCCATAACAATCCTATGTAAAAGAACGTAACCATTCTTAGTTGCTTTTGGATGTTCAGGAACTAAAGCATATAAATAATCACCTTTACTTACAATTTTCTTAATGTTCCACATGAACGCTCCTATCTTTAAAGACCTTTGCTCTGTCCATTGAGCTAATGGGAAATATGGTGCAGGGAGTAGGAATCGAACCTACGGTGTCTCTTTTCTAAAATAGTATTCTTTCCACCTATCTCCTATATGTTGTTCAAGTGTCACTAACTCTTTTGAATCCACTAAACCCGCATGTACTAATCTATGACAGTTTGGACAAATGTAAGTTAAATTACTATGAGCATTAGGATTAACTATTTTTCTGCCTTTAATATGGTGAATGTCGCAAGTGGCTTTATCCCAACCACACAACGAGCAACCAATTTTTAACCTTTTTAAAATTTTAGTCACTGTTCTAGGACTAACATCTAAGATAGAATTTATATTCTTGCCTTTTTGGACAAGATGCGCTATAGATATTTTAAGAATGTTTTCTTCTTCTTTATAAAATTCTAATTTGCTTTTTTGTATTTTCTTCTTAGTCTCTTCTGTATGTCTTCTCCCTTTTCCAGCATCTGATATTTTTCTCCTAGTTAAATCCGAAACAATGCGTCCTTTTAAACTGTTACTAACCTTTTCGTTTATTAGTTTTCTTTTATTTTTGGTAGAAAAAGACTTAGCACATTCTTTAGAACAAAATCTTCCAGAACCATAACTTCCATTATGCTCTTTATTACAGTTTTCGCAAAGCATTTTTTATGCTCCTTTACAGTCTGGTGCAATCGCCAACTATGCACCCCCTGCATTATTAATTGGTGTGAATAGGAGGAATCGAACCTCCGCTATCTTGATTAAAAGTCAAGTGCTTTACCAACTAAGCTATATTCACATTAAGTGATAGGGAAATGTCCCTATCTACGGTAGCCCCAGAGCTTACGCCCAAGCTAAAACTTTTTATTTGGGAGCGGGTATGGGAATCGAACCCACCTTAAACAAGCTTATGAGGCTTGCGAGAACACCTTGCCTCCCACCCGCAATCTAATCTAATGCCAGAGCATTTGCTAGCTTTACTCTGGCAAATTAAAAGGATTTTTTTAGACGATGCCATTACGACAGCGGAAATCCGCATCCTCCACTTTGCGCTAGGGAGTGCCCTATCCTTTTATAGTCTTTGGTCTTTGTGGCAGGATTTGAACCTGCGACCCTTCGCTCCCAAAGCGAATGCGCTACCAAACTGCGCCACACAAAGATTGGTTGAGGGTACTGGAATCGAACCAGTATTAAGCAATTATAAGTTGCCTAGTCTACCGTTGACTTAACCCTCCATTGGCACTTAGGGTTGGACTCGAACCAACAACTACCGCTTTAACAGAGCGGGATTCTACCATTGAACTACCTAAGTATGGCGAGCCGTGAAGGAATCGAACCCCCATTAATGGTTTTGGAGACCACTGTTCTACCGTTAAACTAACAGCCCATTGGAGCGGTAAACGAGAATCGAACTCGTAACATTAGCTTGGAAGGCTAAAGTTTTACCCTTAAACTATTACCGCACTATATCTATATTATATCACATTTTTGCGTGTTTGTCAAGCATTATTTTTTTATTGGAGAGTCAGCACGGAGTTGAACCGTGAATTTTAACGGTTTTGCAGACCGTTTCCTTACCCCAAGAATACACTGACTCATGTGGAGGAGGACATGGGACTCGAACCCACAAACGACTTTAATCGCACGTCAGTTTTCAAGACTGATGCCTTACCATTAGGCTAATCCTCCATAGACCGCCAGCCTGGTAAGCTGTAGCGGTCACATCTGTTTTTTTGTTTAGTGATTCAAGCACTGTAAATCAACACCCTGATGGCGGGAGGGTATCGAATAAGGTCAGTGCATAACCTTCATCTCGTAGTAACCTTTATCGCTGGTTAATTCGCCCTTTCGCTTTCTGCTCTAGCTACGTCTATGGAGCATAGGATAAGCAATAACCTAATCTATAGTCACCCTTTTTTAAGAGTTTCCCATTCTTGTTTATAGCTTGCTACCTTCTCGCATTCTTTACTGTAAAGTGTATCAAGAGATAACATAAGTCTTGCATGAGCCTGCAAGCAAGAATGCAATGATTTCAAGCTTTCTTTATGATATTTTAAAAGCAGTTTTTTTCGAGCCAATGCTTTGCCTTTTTCTTCATCAAACACATCTACTCCATGAACTCTTGTTGTTGCACTCAATGTATCAGGAATTACAGAAGCATTAAAAGTATACCAAGCACCTGCACCTTTTGCAAGTTTATCTGCTTTACGTACAACATCTCCACGACAATTAGTTGCAATAGCAGTTACTGTTCCTTTTTCTTTGTTTACTACATACTTAATCTTATCCATTTGAATTCTCCTTTGTTTTTTATTATGTATATATTATAACACACTTTTTTCTTTTTGTCAAGTATTATTTTTTAATTTCCTGTAGAACCAAAACCACCAGCACGTTCATCTGTTGTATCATCATAATCTACTTTATCATATGATGAAATAATTCCTTGAACAATTCTTTCACCTGCTTTTAATACTACAGGCTCATCTCCAAAATTTATGACTGCCGCAAAAATCTCTCCATCATTTGTTTTATTGCCAAAATAATCAGCATCTATAACACCTACTGTGTTGCCTAATGCGAGGTTTCTTTTGCACAAAGAACTTCTTGGTGCCATAAGTAAAAATTTATCTGATTCAAGCCTTGCTTTTACTCCCAATGACACTAAAGTAGGCGTAAGAGAAATTCTTACTTGTCCATCTTTTAAAGAATAAACAGGAGGAATTTCTGTATCCCTATAACAGTACATATCATAACCAGCACTTCTTGCCGTCTTTCTTGTCGGCAATTTTGCATCTTTGTAAATTCTTTCAAATCTCTGCATTTACTGCTCCTTTATCAACTGCACAGTAACATTTCTTCTACCGAATTTATATGCCTGCGCTTTTGTTGGAAAATAAATATCTATTCTATTGCCTACAATAGCTCCACCAGTATCTTTAACCTCGTAGTAACCACTGTATTCACCAGCAATAATATAAACCCTGCTGTGCATGGGCAACACGCTTGTATCTGCGGCTATAATTCCCTCTCTTACAAATTCACCAGAAGCAGTTCTGCCGTAATCTGGGTGCCAAGAAGGTCTTCCACATTCATCCTCTGCCGCTGTATAAGCTGTTGCTAACATATCGTAAGAAATAATTTTTGGCGGTTTAAGTTCATACTCTACTTTTATTTCCGAAACATCAACTCTTGGTGTTGAATTTGATTTGTCTGTTGGCAGAACCAAAAAGAGCATCAGAAGTAGCGTTGCTAAAACACTTATTAGCTTCTTGATAAAACCACCTCTATTTACATCTATATTTTGACCCGCATACTTGACAGATATATTTATCGTTATCTACCCTACAACGCTCGCCACAGCAAAAAACATCTCCGTCAAGTAAGTATGGGTCTTTTTCAAAATGCTGAACTCCATCGGAATCAATCCAAGAACGCTTAGGTATGTCCCCACCTTCACCTGTTATGGATGACTTAATCTGTTCAAGCATTAAGATACACGCATCGATTTGTTCTAAAGCTAATTCTTTATTCATTCTACCACCAACTTTGCAATTTTTATTACATTATACCACACTTTTAATTAATTGTCAACACCTTTAAAGCATTCTGGTGTTAAATCATAACTTACCTTATCACACAATTCTATTTTTTCACCTATAAACAATGCCTGTGCATAGCATTGAATAGCCATTGATAAGTTAACTTCATAATTCTCTTTTTCGCTTTCCTCGGAAAGTTTCTTTAAAAATTTATCGGCACTAGATAACATAGCATCTTGTGCTTTTGTAAAAATACCTCTAATTATTAAAACCTCTCCTGCATTTTTTGCCGCAAGAAATTTAAATAAATCATATAATGGTAAATCTACAATGTCTTCTTCTTTCATTTTTACACC